TCCTACTATTCAAGGTTGGTTGTATGAAAATACATCTAATGCACAGTTAGCTGCTAGGGCTATTGATCTATACAAAATGGATACTGGTCAAAGTAAACTAACTAAAAAAGAAGAGAAGGATGTTAAAAAAGAAGCTGCTAAAGCTATTACTAAAACTAGAAAAAGTGCTGAGTCAGATGCTCCTAAAAAGAAAATCTGGACAACAACTGAGATTTCAAAATTGAAAGCTCATGAATTTGAGAAGCTAGAAAAAGAAATAGACCTTGCTCGTTTAGAAGGTAGGATTGAACAACGTTAACAATCTAACTAAACAATAATAGGAGGGTACAACCATGGCTTTTGGAAGTGCTGGTGGATATACAAATTTACCTTCAGGTAATTTTACTCCACAAATCTTTAGTCAGAAGGTTCAAAAATTCTTCAGAAGAGCATCAGTGGTAGAAGATATAACTAACACTGATTACGCTGGAGAAATTGAAAATTTTGGCGACACAGTTAAAATAATAAAAGAACCTACTATTACCGTTCAAGATTATGCGAGAGGAACAGCTGTATCTACACAAGATCTAGCTGACGATCAATTAACTTTGGTAGTAGATCAAGGTTCATACTTTGCTTTTAAAGTAGATGATATTGAAGAAAGACAATCTCATGTAAACTTTGAAGCTCTTGCAACCTCTTCAGGTGCATATTCACTTAAGAAGTCTTATGACTACAACGTGCTTAAGTTCATCTATGACAATGCGTCAACAGATTCTAACACAGGAACTGATGGCTCACCAGCAACTGGTGGATCAGATGGTGACACTTTAGCTAAAATTGTATCACAAGCTAAGACTGTTCTTGATAAGAATGACGTACCAGAAGAAAACAGATGGTTAGTTGCTCCACCAAAATTCTATGAAAATCTTAGAATTGCGACTGGAAAACTAATGGATCAATCAGTAATGAATGATGGTTCTACATCACAAATCAGAAATGGTTTAGTGACTGACAGACCATTATTTGGTTTCAACATGTACACAACTAACGCTATCGTAAATGGTGGTGCTAGTGATGCTGCAAACCATGTATTCGGAACTGCATCTGGTTCAACTGAACATATTTTCTTATACGGACATATGTCAGCTATAGCAACTGCTAACCATATAGCAAAAACTGAATTAATCAGAGACCCTGATTCATTCGCAGACATCGTTAGAGGCTTACACGTCTACGGAAGAAAAATCCTTAGAGACGAAGGTGTAAGATCTGGCGTTGTAACTTTATAATAGTAGGGAGGATATAGACAATGGCTAATTATAATAATTCTAATTCAAATAGAATATTAAAAGCATCTTCTGACAAACTAAGAGTTATGTCAGAGATTATAGACTTTACTGCTACAACAACAGCGGCAAGTGGAGACACTTTTGACGTTATCGGCATCCCAGCTAATACTCTAGTAGTATCAGCAGGTGTTGATGTGTTGGTTGCTGATACTGCTGGAAACAGTGGTACAATCGCTATCGGAGATTCTGGAGATCCAGATCAATATGTTAACGAAGTAGCACCAACTAGTACTGGTCAACAAACGTTGTTAGTTGCACCTGAAGCATATTCAGCTGGTGATGATATCAGATTGACTATCGCAACTGGAGCAATAAATGGTAAAGTTAGAGTTTGGGCAACTATGATGTCATTAGATAAAGATGGCACAGACGTTGACGGAGACTCAATGACTGCAACATTTGCATAATTAATATATATCTTAGGGGGAGCAATCCCCCTTTGATACTTTAGGAGAACCATGGCTACAACTTATCTTACATTAACTAACAGCGTACTAAGAGAATTAAATGAGACAGAGCTAACCTCTGGCACATTTAGTTCTAGTCGTGGAATACAAACAGCTATAAAAGATTTTATTAATAAAGGTATTCATGATATCTATAATGAGAGTGCTGAAATACCAGTTTTATTTACAAGAGCAAGTCAAGATTTAATAATTGGAGATAATGAATATAATTTTCCAGCTGATATGCGTAGAGTTGATTTTGATTCTTTTACATTAAAACCAAAAGAATTAACAACTAATGGAGAGTTTGCATCTGATATAAGTAATTGGACAACTGGAGATGGATCACCATCACATACGACAAGCGGTAATGGTAGATTAAATTTAAATGATGCAGCAGCATATCAGGCTATTAATACTGTAGTAAATAAAACTTATAAATTACAAGTTAGAGTTTTAAGTCCAAACAGTTCATCAAGTGGATTAATTGTTAGAGTGGGAACTTCTGCAGGTGGAACACAAAATTTAAATACAACACAAGCTGTAACTAATTTTAGAGAAGGTGCTATATTAAATACTACATTTACAGCAACAGCACAAATATCATATATCTATGTAGAATCAGATGGTGTTCAATTAGATGTTGATTATATTAGAATATGTAGAAATGATTTTTCGCCAAGAAAATTAGCTTTTTTATCATATGATAGTTTTTTACAAACTAGAAAAGATATTGATGATACAAATAATAGTGGTCAATATGCTATACCACAATATATCTATAGATTACCAAGCTATACAGCTTTTGGTGTAAGTCCAAGACCTGATAAAGCTGACTATACAATTAATTATGATTATTATACAACGCATACTGATTTATCAGCTCATGGAGATAATATGTCATTACCTGATAGATTTAGATCATTAATAGTTGATAGAGCTAAATATTATACATATATGCTTAGATCAGATCCTCAACATGCTCAATTAGCAGATAGAGATTACCAAAGAAAATTAAGATTATTAAAAACAGATTATGCTACTAAAGCTGATTATATGAGATCAGACACAATAGCAGAAACTATTTCTACAAATATAGGAACTCCAGTAAGATAACATGCCAACTACTGATTTAATATCACCTTTTGTAGTTAGTTGTGCTGGTGGTTTAACATTGAATAAAGATGTATTTTCAATGCAACCAGGAGAAGCACTTATATTACAAAATTTTGAACCTGATATAAAAGGTGGATATAGACGTGTAAGTGGCACTGCTCAATATAATACCACAATCGTACCACAAGGATCTAGTAATAGTAGTTTAACTGTTGATTGTTCAATAATATTTAATGGTCAAGTTATAGCTGCTAGAGGTGGTGATATACATAGAGGTACAACTAGTGGTAGTTTTACAACTCTAACAACTGGATTAGGTACGTCTACTAGAGCATACGATTTTGAAAAATTTAATTTTGATGGCACAGATAAACTAGTTATTGCTACAGGACACTCACCTGCACAGATAATAAATTCTAGTTTTGCAGTTGATGTTGTAAATGCAACAGGTGGAGGAACAGCACCTAGTAATCCTAAATTTGTAAAAGCATTTCAAAACCATATGTTTTATGCTGGTGCAAGTAATTCACAAGAAGTTATATTTAGTGTGCCTTTTGAAGAGGATAATTTTACAACTGGTAGTGGTGCAGGATCATTTAAAGTTGACTCTGCTGTTGTAGGAATGAAAGTATTTAGAAATGAATTAATTATATTCTGTGAAGATAGAATATATAAATTAACTGGGACAACATCTAGTAATTTTGCAGTGCAAGAAGTTACAAGAAATATTGGATGTAGAGATGGTGGTAGTATTCAGGAGATTGGTGGTGATGTTATATTTCTAGCACCAGATGGTTTAAGAACTATCGCAGGTACGGCTAGAATTGGTGACGTTGAACTAGGATCTATATCTAGACAAATACAATCTAGAATTGATGAAGTTACATTAGATAGAATATCATCTGTTGTAATTAGGTCAAAATCACAATATAGATTATTTTATCCAGTAACAGCTAGAGGACAACTATCATCAAAAGGAATTATAGGTGTATTAAAAAATAATCCTAATACAGGTGCTATAGGATTTGAATATGCAGATATGGTAGGCATTAAACCTGCTTGTACAGATTCAGATTTTATTAGTAACGTTGAAACACAAGTATTTGGTGGATATGATGGATTCATCTATAAAATGGAAACAGGAAATACTTTTGCAACAGGTGCAACTACAACTACTATTCAGGCAGTATATAGATCACCTGATATGGTAATGGGAGATCCAGGTGTTAGAAAATATATGCAGAGAGTTAATCTAAACTACGAAGGTGAGGGAACATCTATTGATGCAAACTTAGCTCTTAGATATAATTATGATGACCAGAATAGCCCACAACCAGACAAGATAGCATTACCTAGTGTAGGTGGTGCTGGCCAATATGGTGCTGCAGTTTATGGTAGTTCATTATATGATGCATCAGGTGTTCCATTAGTAAGACAAACAGTAGAAGGATCTGGATTTGCAGTGGCACTACAGATAGATGATCAAAATAGTGCAGACTCATTTTCAGTTAAAGGATTTCAATTAGAATTTACCCCAGGAGGAAGAAGATAATGGCAGGTTATTCAGCACGACAGTCAAGTTTCACAACAGGTGATACTATACTTGCAGCTCATTCTAATGATGAGTTTAACCAAGTATTGGCTGCATTTCACGCAACTACAGGACACTCGCATGATGGTACTGCGGGTGAAGGTGGACCTATTAGCACTCTTAGAGATGCTGATAGTAATAATAAAATATTAGTTGATACAACTAATAATCATTTAGAATTTTATGTAGAAGTATCTTCTGCTGCGGTAGAACAAGTTAAAATACAAGATGGTGCTATCGTACCTGTAACAGATAATGATATAGATTTAGGAACTTCCTCTCTTGAGTTTAAAGATTTATTTATAGATGGTACAGCTAATATAGATACACTAAGTTTAGATGGTACAGCTATTACAGCTACAGGTGCAGAGATTAATCTAATAGATGGTGGTGCTACAGTTGGAACAACAGCAGTAGTTGATGGTGATGGCATTATACATAATGATGGTGGTACTATGCGAGTTACAAGTGCCGCTACATTTAAAACATATTTTCAAACAGGAATATCTACAGCATTTGATGATCTAAGTGCAGGAGATGCTGCAGTTAATGTTACTACAACTGCAGGTGATATTACTATTGATGCACAGGGTAATGATACAGATATAATATTTAAAGGCACAGATGGAAGTGCAGATACAACTTTTTTAACTATTGATGGTAGTGCTGCTGGTAAAGCAACATTTAATAGTGATGTAGTTGTAGGTGGAGACCTTACAGTAACTGGTGATGATATTATTATGGGCACTAATACTGCAGGTAATTTATTAATTGCAGATGGTACAAATTTTAATTCTATAGCAGTAGGTTCATTATCAGAAATATC